GAAACTCGGAGCACGAATGATACTGTTGGAATCGCGCTTGATAAGTTTAGTGATGCCTTTGTTTCTATTGCGGCTAACATACAAGCAAATAACGATATGCTAAAAGTTTCTCAAGTTAATATGAGAAAACAGAGGAACAACGATAAAATAGCTGACGACTTCAAAGATTTGGAACGAGAAAAAGTAGTAAAAGAAAAAGACAATAAGTTTGCTGATAATTTAGGTAACACAGTTAAAAACGCTATTGAAGGTGCTTCACTAAGAGGTGCTATGGGCGGTGTTGGAAATCTTATGAAAATGGGTGGCGCTGCATTTTTAGGGTATAATATACTTAAAGGCTTTATTGATGAAAAGTATGATGGTATGTTTACTAAATTGCAAACAGATATTGGAGCTGCTTTAAAAGGATTTGACCCAAGTGCATTAACAAAAGCAATTGCTGACTTATCAACTCAACTTGAAACCATTAAAAAACAAGTAAACGAAGCAACCGATAGTCTTTTGTTTAAAATCGCAGCCTTTGCATTAACAATTCCATTAGGTTGGTCTCTCACAAAAGGTCTTGCAAAAGGTATTCCAGCGGGGGTAAGGCAGTACTACAAAAGCGCTAGATATAGAGAAGATTTAAAAGAGAAACGCCGTGTAAGGTTAGAAAACGAACGCATGGAAAGAGAACGTAAAGCACGCCAATTATTACGAGACGCAGATGCAAACTTTATTCCAGAAGCTCCAGACGTCAAGGGTACATCACCTAATGTTTTAGCGTCTCCTGATTTTGACGGAGAGACTCCAAAACCGTTCAGCAGTATTGATGGTACACCTGATATGACAAGGCCAAACGGTTTACAAAATTTGGACACACCTACCGCATTTCCAAAAATTACTAACCCTCCGGCGTTCAAACCAAAGCCAAAACCATATAGTGAATTTGGTAGAACCCGGATGGGCAACGCAGCCGGCGATGCTATTACTAACAACTTTCTTTCAAATAAAGCAAGAGATATAAGGGTAGCTCAATACAAAGGTGCTAACCAAAACGCAACTAATGCTGATATTGACCAAGCTATTAAAAACGTTAAACACGCAAAAATATTTAAATGGTTGTTGCGTGGTTTAGGTGCCGTAGGGGTTGCTATGGCTGTGTGGGAATTACATGATCTTTATAAACTGTATAAAAGCGGTGCAGGCCCTGAAGCAATTAAAGCAAGATTGGTAGTACTATTTGGTGAGGCCGTTGGCGGATTTGGTGGGTTTGCAGCTGGTGCAGCTATTGGTACATTTGGTGGTCCGTGGGGAATACTTATTGGTGGCTTAGTTGGCGGTGTTGCTGGAGCATTTTTTGGAGGCGCATTACTTGGTGCCATATGGGACTGGGCAAACGAAGTGCCTCTCACAAAAGAAGAAGCTATCGCAGAATTAGATCAACAGATTTCTAGAATGGAAACACATCTCGATACTGAAATGCAAAGAGGTAGAGAAAATCCAGATTACCAATATGGCCTATCATTATTTGGACTTAAAACGGGCATCAATAAAACTCGGGACTATAGAAATCATTTAGTTTCTGAGCTCGCGGCAGATAAAGCCAGAGCTATTGAACATATGAAGAAGATACAGTTCGGTAATAGTAATGTAGGATTGATGTATAAGCAAAGTGGTATTACACCATCAGATATGGCAGAGCTTGAAGACTACTTGGCAAATGCTGGTGGAACAACTGTTATTAACGCACCAACCAATGTTAACCCAAATATTACTAACTCACATGGTGGTATCAGTAAATCTGAAGTTAACGTAGTTGGCACACCGGGAATGGACTCTTGGACATCAAAAATACCGGGTCTGCCATACCTAGCTCAATAAAAAAGGGAGCGTTTGCTCCCTTTCTCTAACCTCCGCCTTGGAACCTACCATCTTTAGGTGTGTACCAAACTTTCTGATGATGTAGGCGACCTAACAGATCTCGCATCTCATCAACTTCTTCTTGGAGCTCTGCAGCGTATTCGCTTTCAGGTTCCATTGCTATACTTAATCCACGTCTGCCAATTTTACCTTGTATAGCACGTTCGATTAATTCAATGTCTCGTACTGTAAGTTTAAATTTATCATTAGGTTTCATAGACCAAGAATTCCAAACAGGTCAAACCAACCCATTGATGTTCCGATAATAATTGGTAATCCAATCATTGTAAAGGCAATAATTGCGAATGCAAGGCCGACGCCTTTATTGTGATAAGGTTCGTTTGGGTTACTCATACGTTCCACTCCAATTCATCTTCTATTGCTGTTTGAACAAATTGATAATAGTCTCTGTTTTCATCGTCCATGTGAGCATAGTATACTGATGCCTTTGACATTAAATAATGAATATTACTATTTTCTTCGAGGTGAGCACGTGGATGGCTTTCCATCAATTCTTGGATCTGATCCATATATCCTTTAAGTGCTGCTTGGATTTTACTCATGCTCTCCTCCGTTTGCACGACCGCTATAGTTACCAAATACTTGTGGTGAACGCTTAGCTGTTTCAAATGTTGCCACAGTAATAAAAACTGCACCAAGTAAAATTGCGTGGAGTACCATACTAAAAATACCTGCCCACATACTACCTACAATAATACCAAATACGATACACCACATCCATGCTAATACTTGCATGACCATATGGCGAACTGCCAAATTAGTAATATTACTAAGGGGATTATGGCTGGAATCCATTACTACATTCCAGCTGCTAACTACGAAATCTTTCATATTATTTTCCTATTATACGTTGTGTTATGATTCTATTATATACCATATTTATATGTATGTCAATAGAAAATGGAGGGGCTTTCACCCTCCTGCATGTTTATCCTTTAAGGAACTCTTGCTCACCGCGATTGATTTCAATCTTTTGTGGCTTCTTTTCTTCTGGGATAACATTTTCTAAATGTACGGTTAAAATACCGGCATTCAAATCAGCTCCATGGATTTCAATAGTATCCATTAATGTAAATTCTCTTTTGAAGCTTCGTGCTGAAATACCTTTATGAAGATAGTTTTTATCATCATCGGTATCTTTATTACCAGCAATAGTCAATACACCTAACTTCCGTGAAATATCTAAATCGTCATAATCAAAACCAGCGATAGCTAACTGAAGTTCGTAGCGATCGTCATCTAGTTTGACAACATTATAAGGTGGATATTTTGGGGATGTTGTTGGTAGCGTTGTTGATGTCATTCTATCTAACATTCGGTCAAAGCCGATAAAGAATGGATCATTAAGCATATTTGTGTTGAATGTACGTGTGTTCATTTTAGTTCTCCTTATTAAGCGAGTTTAATGTAAGGAACCCATTATGGCATTCCTATTACTATATATAATACTTTTTATTCAAATGTCAATAGTTAAATGCAATTTTATTCAATATATGGTTCAAATTCTGTACCATTTGCTACAAGACAAGCGATATTCCCTGGGAAAAGTGCCAATAAGGACCATGTCCCTGTGTCTTGGTTAGTAGTGAATACCATCTTATTAGGTACAATTTGGCCGCTTATGTGGCGCTGAACCATATCACCTTTAAATAACATTTCTTCGTTTTTCTCTCTAACAACTTGTGCAACAGTCATAAAATCAGAACATGGCTGTGATGCCATAAAAGGTTGATTAAAAGGTTGTTCTTGAGCTACTAACGGGGTGGCAAGCAGAGTTAATGGTATTAGATATTTAAACATATCATGTCCTATTCTCCAGTGCTTCCAAACCCTCCATCTCTATCGGTCTTTTGCTCTGGCGCTGTTTTGGTTTCAGTTAACTTAATATTGGTAGTTTTTTCAACGATACACTGTGCTAAACGTTCGCCGTTTGAAATAGCAGCCAACGAGTCTGTTTCATTAACTAACATTATATAGGTTTGTTCTACATAATCTGAATCAATAATTCCGACACCATTCGCTAAGGTTAAACCTCTTTTTAAAGCAACGCTTGACCTAATATACATTTTAAGTACATGCTTATCTGGTACATCAAAGATTAAACCTGTTGGCACAAGTACTCTTGTATCAGGCGGTAATTGAAATGTATCTCTATTAGTACCTACACCTTTTACAACAATGTGTAAGCGTTTATTCCAGTTATTATATGCTTCGAGTTTATCACCATGCTTAAAACATGATTTAATATCAAATGCAGCCGAACCATCTGTAGCGTATTCAGGTAACTCAGCATCTTCATTCATTCTATAAATTTTCATTATCACTTCTTTCCAATATTATATTTTGCTTCTAGCGTCCAATTTGATTTTTCTTTATGCGATATAATCTTAATTTGATTTAGTTGAGCAACAGGTTCTTTACTACCTTCTTTATTTACGATAGCAACTAATCCCCACTCTTCTAATAAGTTAACAATAGTATTTCTACGAGCTTCATCTTCTTCTGCAAACGTATCTACTTTACCGTCTAGGATAAACAATTCTTTAAAGTGTAGAATAGAGTATCTACCTTGCTTATGTAAAATATGACATGTTTGATAAAGTTTTTTCTCTTTACGAGACGAAATACCAATTCGAGTTAAAGTTTCCTTAATTTTTAGAAAACTGTCTGGAGATGGAAGAGAAATCTCGATTCCAACCCCTTTAAAAATATCTTCTGAGTTCATAACCACAGCACCTTTTTTTATTATTAATTATATGGTGTGGTCTCACACGGTGACCATCAGATATATTTATTGTTTTGAATATCTTACCTAGTAACACCACCAGTCGTCAACCTCGCTCTAATACTTTTCATATCCTCAGAAGACAAAGCTTTTAAATATAATTTTGCTATTGTCCGGTTACATTGATACACTTCTTGGATAGTATCGAGATCGTCGCTTTTGGCTGCCTTTGGCCATTTACTAAAACGTTTGCGTTTCCTAAACGCTGCACGGTAATAATCAAACTGTGCCTTATATGGTAGGTGTGCACGCATATTCATTTCATTTGCATGTAGGATCGTATCTTCAAAGTTTACGAACCCTCGGTTAATAATATATGGCACATATAAATTTTCTGCCATTTCTGGATTTTCATGGTTACCAATAAGATCTTCCTTAGAGAAAGACGCGGCATTCATAAAATCAAAGGGTGTTATTTCTTTCGGCAATTGTTTCCTCCAAATCTTTTAACATTTCATCAAACTCTCCAGCACATTTTTTACACATCTTAAAATTGAGTGGTCCATCCTGAGTATCGACATCAACGCTATATACTTCTTTCTTATTCATTAGCGTTTGACAATGCCAACACGTGTGCATGCCTATGAGTTTGTTCATCCACTGACTCATTTGTATTCTGCTTCAATCATTACTTCTGTAAGGAAAGCAACCATGTTGACTTCAAGGTCAGCAACAAAATTAGCCTTATACATATAGTCAGCCATCGTTACTACAAATCCGGGAAGTGAACGCATTTCAACTTTATCAGCTGCCATATCATAGATCCGACGGAACATTTCATTCATATCTTGATCTGAGTTATTAGCAACCCATTTGCGCATGTTAGTAAAGTCTTTGGTTTTCAATAAACGGAATACTTCATCAAGTGACTCTTGTTTTAGATTGACAAAGATACCTTCATCAATTCTACCTGAGGCAGCGTATGATTGTAATTCAGTTAGTACTCTGCGGAAATCTGGGAAGTGTTTTTGGATTACTTTGGCTATAACAGCTTTATCGTAATCAACGTTTTCCATACCTAGAATTGTTTCAACTCTTTTCATAAACTGCATAGCTAGCTTAGGACGGTCGCTGGTTTCAATACTAAAATCAACTTCTGACAATCGAGATCGTAGAGGTTGAATGATACGGTTTTTAAAGTTACATGTGAATATAAATCCACAGTTAGAGGAATATTCTTCGATAAAGTTACGTAAAGCTGGTTGAACATTTGCAGCATTTAGGTAATCAGCTTCATCAAAGATAACATATTTACGACCACCACTAAGGGATACTGCCGATGCATATGTTGAGATATCATAACGAAGAGTATCAATGTTAACGTTCAATGAACCATTCTTTACAATATAATCACAACCCATTTCTTCAAGCATAGCTTTTGCGATGGTTGTTTTACCTACACCGGGACCACCAGACAACAATAAGTTTGGTACACTATCATCGGTAACAAACTTTTTAAACATTGCTTTGGTTTTGGCTGGTAGGATAGTGTCGTCAATTTTCTGAGGTCGATACTTTTCAACCCAGAGTACTTCGTTTGCTTTTGCATCAATAGACATATAATCACCATTTCATAATATAAAAATAAAGTGCGGGTTTATAACGAGAGCCCGCGTCGTTTAGTATTACTGAACTTTGTCAGCTAATGGTGCGTCTTCTGGTACATTTGCCGGTGCTTCCATTGGCATATTACCTTGAGGTGCTTCACCATCTTTTGGTGCGTTTTGCTGTAGGAATGCTTCGAATTTATTGCGTAGCATACCGATGCCAGCTAATTCATTACCCGCAATACCACCACGACGGCTTACTACGTCAATCATTTGAACTACGGTTGCGATGTCTTGCAACGATAGGTTGATTTGCTCTTGTTGTTGTTCTTGTTCGCTCATTTTATGTTCCTTTATTATAAGTCGACTTAGTATCAATAGCTACATAATATGTAGCATCGGTTCCCTTAAACTCAGAGATACCCTTTGCGCAAAGAGTAACATGGTAATCCTGAGCTAAGAGTTTAAGATTATCTGTTTTGATAATAACCTTAAATTCATCAGAGGTTGTGCCAATCTCTACGCCATAATCATCAGCACCTTGGTCGGCGCTATCAATAGCTTTGAGATAAACTTTACCCTCACTACCAACGAATGCAATTTCTTTGAATTGAAGTACGCCGGCAGCTTTAATTACTGATTGCATATCATCCCAAGATACATCAACAACCACATCCTTCGTAGGAAGGTCAATCTCTTTTTCTGGTGCTGCGTGGATCATTGAAATGTCGGCGAACGCGTATTTCGTACGCTGTTTACCTTCTGCAATTGTAAAGTATTTATCGTGGAATTCTACATCAGGATCTTTATACAGACCTAGAATTGATAGAAAACGCGATAGATCATAGATACATGCCTGTGATGGAATGTTATCTGTAATCGTGGCTTTTGCCACAAGTGTTTTTTCTGGTGTAATAGTCTTTAGTACATTGCCTTCCTTCATAAGGATAGACTTGTTGATTGTGGAAAAACTCTTTAAAATAGTAAGAGTGCGTTCAGAAAATTTCATTATGTAAGTGCTCCATTGTTTCTATATTATTAATTGTATCACAACTATCGTCGTATGTCAACTATTTTTTACCTTTATATGATTTTTGATTTGAAGATTTATCCGCTGTTGCTGATAGACCCAGTGATCCAATTGCTCCCATATTACCTTTAAAGATATATGAGCCAATGTGATTGATTTGCATCCAAGGACACATCCATACCTTCATTCCAGCCTGACGCGCTTTTTGGCAGAAGAAGTAATCTTCACTCAAGTAGCGTTTAGTTTTTGGATCAATGATACAGTCAAAGTAAGCCATAATCTCGTTAGATCCGTCAAACTTTTCAGTTCTTGCATGATCTGGTTTATAACTATACTCTGGATATGCTGCTTTGTATTTTTCAAATGTTTCCCGAGGAATACACATAAAGCCTGTACCACCTTCACCAATTTCTAATGGCTGTGATAGTTGAAAGCTTGACATTTTATCCACTGGATTAAAAACATAATCAGCAGTATATTGGTCTAATTGAAATGGGTTTTCTTTGGCTTTACCAAGTTCAGCTGCTCAAGCAACCTTTTCCC